ATTTTAAATGGCACAAAAGCTAGGGAAAGACTATTTACGTAGATCAGCGCAGAATCAAGCGATGCTGAAAGCATTGCGAGAAAAGAAGCTGCAAACAAGAGAGAAGGGTGACAGGGTTTTACTGCATAAGTTTATTAAGGAGGTTTATCCTAACTACAAGTTTTATCAGTTTCATGCGACACTGATCAAGCAGCTACAAAGGATTATTGACGGCGATTGTAATAGACTAATTCTTCAAGTGCCACCACGAAGTGGTAAAAGTCTTCTTAGCTCTGTTCTTTTGCCGGCGGCTTATCTAAAGGCTCATCCAGATCGTTATGTAGGTATATCGTCTTATTCAGCAGAACTTAGTCAAGGTTTTTCTCGTAAGGCACGCGATTTTTACCGTGATGGGGGCGGTCAATTAGACCCCTCCCAGCAAGCTGTAAACGCTTGGGGAACTCAAGGTGGCGGTGGTTTATGGGCCGCTGGTGTTGGTGGCGCAATTACTGGTCGTTCTGGTCACCTGCTGATTATTGATGACCCGGTTAAGAACAGGGAAGACGCTGAAAGTGCCCGAATGATGGATAAGTTGTGGGATTGGTATGCATCGACTCTCTATACCCGCCTTGAACCAGAAGTTGGAGCAATTGTCGTTATTCAGACGCGATGGTCAGAAAATGACATGATTGGTCAATTGCTTGAGAATGAGAATAACGTATCTGAAAAGGGACGTGAGAATTGGACGATTGTTGACCTGCCGGCATTATTTGAAGATGAAGGTAGTCGTCCCAAGCTCCCAGAGCACTGCGAAACGATCCCTGACTGGCGTACAGAAGAGGGGCAGGCACTTTGCCCCCAGCGCTATGACGAAGAGGACTATGAGCGCATTAGAGAGGCAATCGGCACCAGGGAATTTGCATCGTTGTATCAGCAACGTCCTGCTCCCGTCGGCGGCAACATGTTTGATCCAACGTGGTGGCAATATTATTCGCATGATTCAATTATTCCTGATTTTGAAAGAATCTTGCTGTCCATTGACTGTACGTTTACTGACGCTAAAAACAGCGACTATGTGGTTGGTTTAGTTGTTGGACAGGCTGGTCCATCTTTCTATGTATTGGACTTGTTTAGAGAGCGAACGGATGTGATTGGCACGATGAATATGATTGCCAGAATGTACAAAAGACATCAACTTGACGGCACGGTGATTGAACTTGCTGCTAGTGGTTATGCGGTCTACCAGATGGCCAAAAAGAAAGTGCCTGGACTGATCGGGTTTAAGCCTGAAAAGAGCAAGGAGGCTCGTGCTGCCGGCATTGTCCCAGTTGTTGAGGCGGGTAACGTATACCTACCAATTAGTTCACCCTGGTTAGATAATTTTGTTAGTGAGTTTTCATTGTTCCCTGCTTCAAAAAATGATGACCAAGTTGACGCATTAACAATGGCAATTAATTATTCACTTCAACGTGTTGCACCTCAGATCACTCAAGTTACATGGGGTCGTGGAGATAGAGTTATTGAAGGTGTTAAAACTATTAATGTTTGGTGATACAATTAAATGTATGGTTAAGTTACAATGGCGAGAAAAGCTAAGAAGTTTAAATTAAGCCCAGAGCAGCAAATTCTCGCCTCTGAAAATATTAACCTTGCAAGACGTGAGGCTTGGAAGCTACAACGCACAACAGATATTGATTACGACACTCTTGAAGGTGCGGCACTAGAGGGATTATGTAAGGCGGCATATCGTTACGATCCTGAATCTGGATTTAAATTCAGCAGTCTTGCAGTCCCAACAATTAGGGGTGAACTGTTGCATTGGATCAGAGATCGCACTTACGCAATGCGGTTGACGCACAAAATGCGCGAGAAATGGATCAAAGGTCGTAGGTTAATGTATCGCGGATCTAATGATCTTGAAATCGCTAAGGAGTTAGAAATTGAAATATCTGAATGGCAGGAAATCAAAAGTGTGTGCTCTGGACCACCGCTTGAGATTAATGAGCACGCTAAGCCAACGGAAAGCCTGGAACCAGAAGAAATCAACTTTGGAGAACACTATAGATTTTATGCAGAATGTGCATGGAACATGTTAAATGCCAAACAAAGGAAGGCGATTGAAGACTATTTTTGTAGCAAAACAAACATTTTGCCTGTTGAGGCTATTCAAGACTTCCTGCAATGTCATGTAGAGCACACAACATCTAGAGAATCTTAAATTAGACTCAACCAATTTAGTTGCATTCCCCTGCAGGCCGGATAAGCTCCCCCTAGTTGACTTTTTTTTCGTGGCCGTCTCACAAGAGACAATCAGTAAACTCAAGGCGCTGTCGGTATCCGACGTGCTTCAGCGTGACGGCACATACCTGAAAAAGGTTGGACGAGAATTTGTTACACACTGCATTTGGCATGATGACCGTAACCCGTCACTAACTGTTAGTGACGATAAGGGTTTTGTCTTTTGCCACGTCTGTCAGCACCATGATGACGCCATAGGGTTTATCTCTCAGAAATATGGGATTAACTTCGCACAGGCATGTGAAAAAGTAGCAGCTTCCGCCGGTATAGATGTTCAGCACACAAACGAAGACCCCGAACAGGCAGCAAAAAATAAAGCGATACGGCAAAAAGCGTTTGACGATGTAACTGATAAACAAATCGGTTATCGTAAGAGCCTTAGGGATTATCCTGAAAGCATAGCTTTTATTCAAAGCAGGAACATAGAGCCCGAAGCTTCAAGAGAGTTTGGAATTGGCTATGACCACATAAGTAAAAGATTAACACTGCCAATTAGCAATCATCTCGGCAATTTTGTTGGGTTTACTGCAAGAACGATACTGCCAGACGTAAAACCTAAATATAAAAACACTGAGAATAATTTAATCTTTAACAAGTCCGATATCGTCTTTAATGAATATCGTGCTGCTCAGCATATTCGTTCTTTAGATGAGTGTGTATTTGTTGAAGGTCACCTTGACGTTGTATCAATGTGGCAGGGAGGAATCAAAAATGTTGTTGCTTTGCAGGGCACTGCTTCTCCTTCTGAAGGGGTGCTGAGAAGACTTCTTCGCAAAACAAAGCGTTTTGTGCTTTGCATGGATTCTGACCCTGGTGGCATAACCGCCATCAGTAAATTCTTAAATGCCGTCAAGGATTATACGCTCAAAGGTGAACTTGATGTTCGCGTCGCAGTATTGCCTGACGGCATGGATCCAGATGACTATATTCAATCCGGCAACAGTATTTCCTCTGTTATTTCCAATGCCCAATCATGGCTTGATTGGACGCTTGATCAATGGCTGAGTACACTTGACTTCAATGATGAATTGAAGATTCAAGAAGTTGAGAAGAAGATCAAAGATTTGTTCTCTCAGATTTCAAGCCCAGCACTGCGTTCCTATTACTATGACAAGGCTTCTATCCGCCTTGCGCAAAACAAACAATCGCTCGCAGCCCAGATAGCCAAAGGGTTTCACGAGTTTAAGGGTACTACGGTCCACATTAAGGGTTGGCAGCGTCCATCCTTTAAATTTACTAGGGAGCTTGTTGAGAAGCGCCTGTTACGCCTTTATATCCATAGCCCAGAATTTAGGTGGCTTTTGGCGCCATTAATGGAAAACCTTCACTTCCCACAGATGAAATGGTTGTGGCGTCGTCTTGGCGAAGTCCAGTCCATCGCAGGTGATGGCTTTGATCATCATGCCGTGTTGGCGGTTCTCTGTGCAGCAGAGCCTATTTACATGCAAACACTACGTCCCATCGTAAGTCCTTCAATCAAGGTAGAAGACAACGAACTGTCAATCGCCCACATTGAGTCTGTTATGACAATGCCAGTAAAAGATTACCTCGGTGGTTACGATGAAGAGTAGCCTCGCTATCAATGTTCTCCAAAAACAAGACCTCTTTTGAGAGTCATCCTCCCAAGCGCACTCGGATTGGTGATGGTCGGCGTGTCAGGACACGTTTGAACCAAGGTCGGACAAAACGTTCTCCTTCTAGGAAGCCCTATAGAGGCCAAGGCAAATGATCCACATGCCATCAATCGCTGAAGCCTTCTGGGATTTGATTAACCAGGGGAAGTATGCAGAGGTGGCAGTGGTGCTGTTTAGTCACCATAAAAACAGGATCGGGTTTTGGGTCAATTTAAAGGCTGAGCTTTTGTGTTCGGCCAAGACCCATCCCAACCTTTTCCTGGTGGCAACTCTTCTTGACGTGTCTTCTAAGGACACGCTTGAGGAGTCGTTTCATCTTGTCCCTGGTCTCAGTGCATTGATTTATAGGCAGAACCATGATTATTAAGATGTTCGGCAAAGTCTGGGAACGCCCACAAAAGTTTGTCCCATCCAAGCCCCCGATGACAGAACAAATGCGAGAGCAGTGGTGGGACTGGTTCTGTGAACAAAACCCCGGAAATTCATCTTGTAAAGTTTATGACACATGACATGACAGCTGGTAAATCGCGGTAGACTACTTTCACCGAAACAAAGGTGAAATGCCTGAATTCAAGCCGACAGCACCAAGCGCAGCCGCTGTTTTTTATCGTACATATTCTCGTCGCAAGGCAGATGGTCAACGTGAGTCTTTTGCAGAGGCAATGACTCGCTGTGTTGATTCAATTGCCGAAGTCGGCAAATTTGATCACGCCGAGAAGAAGTTAGTCAAAGACCAAGCCCTCAAGCAACACTGCTTTCCTTCTGGACGAGCTTTCTGGGTTGCAGGCACCGAGTGGGGTGCTCAACAGAAAAACTTCAGTGGATGGTACAACTGTACGTCAACTAATGTAAATGATACTGCAGCATTTCGTCACATCATGGAATTAGCCATGATGGGATCTGGAACAGGGGCAATGCTGGAGAGCAAAAATATTAACGCCTTGCCTGAAATTAAGACCAAGATCAATATTGCTGCCATTGAAGAAGCAGGAGACATCCTTCCTCCTGACCGCCTGGAAAAAACCGAATGGCTCACCACCAATAACGGTAATACAGTTATTTACGTTGGCGACAGTCGCGAAGGATGGGTAGAAGCTTATTTGACTCTTATTGAATTGGCAACGGAAGAAAACCTTAAGGAAGAGATCAGCGTAATCATTGATTTGGGCAACGTTCGTCCAGCAGGCGAACGCCTTAAAGGTTTTGGCGGTACAGCAAATCCAATCAAGTTGGAAGACATGTTCCGTCGTGTTGTAGCAATTCTTAATAGGGCTTACGGGCGTCAACTTAATTCTGTTGAAGCTTGTCTTCTCATTGATGAAGCTTCAGCTTGTGTAGTTGCTGGCAATATTCGCCGTTCTGCCGGCATGCGTCAATTTGGGGCTGACGATGAGGAAGCTGCTAACTGCAAGCTCGGTCTTTACACCCAGGATGAAGAAGGTAACTGGCGTGTCGATCCTGAAAAAGAAGCTTTACGGATGGCAAACCATACCCGCTGTTTCCATGAAATTCCTGACTATGAAACCGTAGAGGAGTCTATTCGTCAGCAGTTTTACTCTGGCGAAGGTGCTATTCAGTATGTGCCAGAAGCAGTTGCTCGTGCTAACGCCGACCTTTTAAACACCGCCGAAAAGAAAGCTGCTTTCATTGAGTTTTACCAAAAAGATCAAGCCAGTGCTGCTGAGATGTTGGAAGGTCTTGGTAAGGCTATGGGTTACAACATGGACATGAAAGAGATTGAGCATCGTCTTAATCGCTATGGCCTTAATCCTTGTGGCGAGATCATTGGTTCCGATTTCCACTGCAACCTTGCTGAAATCCACCTAAACACTATTGATCCAACCGATCAAAAGGCTCAAGACGATGCGTTTACTGCCGGCGCACTACAAGTAGCTGCACTGCTGCATCACAATTTCTACATTGACCGTTATCAGTACAGCCGTGAGATTGATCCTATCGTTGGTGTTAGTTTTACTGGTCTGTTTGATTTCTTCGTACATGCTTTCGGTGCCGAATGGCTCGATTGGATGATGAAGGGTCGTCCCAATAACACCATTGGTCGTAAATTCATCCGTCGCGAAAAAGATTATCTGACTCGCTGGGCAGATATTGTCCGCTATACCATCGTTAACTATTGCAAAAAGCACGATCTGCGCGTTCCAAACCGCATGACAACTGTGCAGCCTGCAGGTACGAAGTCACTTCTTACTGGGGCTTCTAGTGGTTGGCATCCACCTAAAGCGCAGCGATTCATTCGCCGTATCACCTTCGGTAAATCTGATCCACTCGTTTCTGCTCTTCGTGATTGGGGTTACCACGTTATCCCAGCACAATCCGCTAAGGATGAAGAAGGTAACTTGCTGGATGACATCTTGGATCCCCGTGTTCATGAGGTGTTGGTGGAGATCCCAACAGAAGTCAGCTGGGCAAATCTTCCCGGTTGTGATGCATTTAACCTGAGCCAGCTTCCGATTGAAGCTCAGTGGGGTCTTTATATGCAGGTACAGAACTGCTACACCGAGCACAACACCTCCGCAACGTTGGAATTCCGAGAGGCTGAAATTCCGGCTCTGGCGAAGATGATCCACGATTCTATGGAACAGGGTACTGGGTACATTTCAGCCGCCTTGCTGGCCCGTTTTGACGCCAATGAGACGTTCCCTCGTTTGCCCTTCGAGCCAATCGAAAAAGAAACTTACGATCGACTCTCAAACCTTGCTGAAGTTTGGAGGGAAGCTCTCCCGGTAATCTTCGAGAAGGATGAAGTCAGCTTCCTTGAAGTTTTGAGTAAGTATGACTCACCTGACTATGAACTTAAAGGTGCTGCTGGTTGCGATAGCGACAAGTGCCTTCAAGAATCCACCAAAGATGCCGATCAAGTCGGTCAAAAGATCTGATCATGAGTAATCTTGTCGACTTTCAAATTCGTGAGATGTGTCGGTCAATGGGGCTCGTTGAGCCCTTTGACCCTGACATGATCAATCCAGCGTCAATTGATGTGACGCTAGGCAATATCATTCAATCTGAAGGTTTAATCTGTGGACCCGCTGAACTTCGCACCCGATGGATTGAGCACAATCTTGAAGATGACGAGGTTTATAAGCTTTGCCCTGGGCAGTTTATCCTTGCTCATACAAAAGAGTTTGTAAGGATTCCTTCTAACTTGGAGGCAAACTTCCAACTCAAAAGTAGTCGTGGTCGGGAAGGTTTAGATCACCTTCTCGCCGGCTATATTGACCCTGGGTTCAGTGGTCAAATCACCCTTGAATTGCATAACGTTAATCAACGTCATGCGATCATTTTGACCCCTGGAATGCGCATTGGCCAACTTCGATTTGGTCAACTCAAAGAGGTACCTTTGCGTAGCTATGCAGTAACTGGTCGTTATATGAACGACAAAGGAGCTGTGCCGTCAAAAGGGTAAGGAAGACTAACCGTAGTCGCGAGATGCGGCAATCATTATTTTGCCGAGAAGGCCAACCTCCGCTGAGATAGCAATGCTGGGCGTACCACACCCGACGAACGATCCTTCGCTCGTTTCTTATCACCGACCAGAATTGGTTCGTCAATTGCCAGCGCTAGAGCTGGCGCATCATTGTTGGCATCTGCTTGATGGCACTTTTGCTGACAGTACTGGCGCCACTAAAAATATCAAAGAAAAATATTTAAGCCAAGAACCAGCAGAACCAAGGGCGGCTTACGAAGCACGTTTAACAAGATCTACCTACGCTCCTATTTACCGCGACAGTATTCGTGCATACGCTGGCCTTCTTAATCGTTTCCAACTGGTGGACACCCCAGCCTCATTACTGGAGGCGGAAACTGATGTTGATCTTCAAGGGGAAAGCATTCAAAGCTTCTGGAACCGCTGTGACGAAAAAGCGTTAAGGGATGGCGGTGTGTTTGTCATGGTTGACATGACACCAGAACAAGGGGAAACAAATTTCTTTGATGAGCAGAACTCTGATCGTCGTCCATATTTGATCATGGTTGATCGCGCTAATGTGATCAACTGGTCAATTGAATATGACGGCGGTCGGGAACGTGTTGTTCATGCAACAATCCGTCAATTCCGTCAGCGTGCTGTCCCAGGTTCTTATGGTGTAGAACTTGATGCTGTCTACCATGTTCTTCGTCCCAACCTTGTCGAGACCTACCGTTTAGAGAAGCGCGACCGGGAATGGGTTCAGATTAAAGAGCGAGAAGTCAATACTTCTATTCCTGTTGTGCCATTGGTTTGGTATGGAGCAACGGATCCTCATTTTGCGCATGGCGATATGCCTCTTAACGCATTAGCTGAACTTTCTATTCAGCACTTTCAGATGCGTTCTGATCTACAGGAGCTGTTGCATAAATGTGCAATGCCCGTACCCGTAAGGACTGGCGCAAAGATTGGCCCCGACGGCAAGCCAATTCCCCTGATCCTTGGCCCTAACACTGCCGTTGATCTTGATGCAGAAGGTGGCAAGTTTGAATTTGCTGAGCCGTCTGGTCGAAGTCTTGAGCGTCACCAAGCCGAGATTCAACACCTTGAACTGCTCATGGATCGTAGCAGTCTGAACTTCCTTTATGGAGCAAATATTAAAACTGCCACTGAAGCATCACTTCGCGCTTCGCAAGTTGCATCACAAGTTGCAGCATTAACCCGTAACAAAACATCCAGTTTCACGACTGTCATGCGCCTTTGGGCAGCATACAGCGGTGAATTTGATCAGATCACGTCTGAATCAGGAATCGCGATTAACGATAGTTTGATTAGCAGACCATTGGACGCATCAGAAATCGCACAACTCGTTAACCTGTACTCCCAAGGTTTACTTTCCAAGCGCACAGTGTTAGATGAACTTCAACGTGGTGGCATCCTCGATCCTGACCTGAAGATTGAAGAAGAGATCGCTCGTACTGACGAAGATCACCAGGAACAGGTTGATCAAGCAGTAGAAGATGAGATCGCAATGCAGGAAGCCGTACCAGATAGTTCGGTCGACCAGGCATCACCTTCGCCGGCAGATCGGGAGCCTACTGATGACGTTGAAACTCCAGAATCTGTTCAGGCTTCTGCTTCAAGGGCTCAGTAAACTGTATGAAATAGGATCGCATCATGGTCATTGCTCGATTTGAATTTCTCGCTGAACACGCAGAAGATTTTTGCGAAGAAGGTCAACTAATCGTTGAAATGCCCTTTGATGACATCCCGGAGATGGTTGAATTTACGAAGGAGATTGAGCACTGTCTCCACGAGGTTTTGGTGTTTGATGGCATGAATATTATTTCACTGCGTGAAGTAAGCGAAAAGAACCCTCAAACCTGATGCACCCACAGCGATCCGGCAAATTCCTCCGGTCACCCGGAGGCTCTTTTGTCTATCAAGTCCTAGGACCGTGCTGCCAATTATTTGACCGCGAGGAGTTACCTTGGCCTAGCTGCAACATGCAATGGAAAGGGAAGCAACCTAGTTGGAACAGGATCGGTAAAAGGTTTGTTCCAGACCTTGCTTCTTCTAGGTGTCCGAGTTATTCTGTTGCTGCCAGAGACCTGCACGGCACCGAATGGATTCAAGTTTTGACTTTATATCAGGAGCGGCTGAGCGCCGACGAAAAAGGCTGGTGGTACAGCAAAGTCCCTACTGGCAAACCATACCCTCAATTGCCATCATGAGCGGCGGAACATTTGAACGCAGTTTCTGGACTGAGACCTTAAATCGTTTAGGCTTGGAAAGTCCTGGTCGTGAGGAAGCTGTTGCTGAAGCCTTGGAAGTTACTAGACAAAAGAAAGAAGCAATCGCTCAGCGTCAAATGCAAAAAAGCAAGCGTGGGAGGAAGAAGAAATGATTACTCCTGGCAGTGCAGTATGGACGTTACACTATAAGAAAGTAGTGTATCCAATTAGACTGCAATGGAGCAGAACACAGAAAGCTTTTGGCAGCTGGTTGAAAACACTCAAGAAAAGTCGGGGTCTTTTGCTGCTTTAGTCCTAATTTTTATTTTTGGTGTGGTTTATTTCGGCTCATGCTTTTTGGCGGCATGGGCCGTTTCTGTGACATTCGGTACAGCGTACTGGTGGACTGTGCTGAGTGTTGTTCTGCTGAAACTTGTGTGGGGATGAAAATAATAGGGGTTTGTTAGTTTGTAAATAAGATTTTTCCTTTACCAAATGAAAACCTCTAATATTCAAAAAACCACTCAAGACGCCTACTATGGTGTTGATCTTGGCTCCAAAAAATTCTGGGTTGCTGTTCGTGGAGAGCTGGGCAAACCGTATTCAATTGAAGACTTTCTTTCTTTCAATTGGTATGTCGGCCCAGGTGTTTTGATTACTGAGAACACCTCCTTGCATGCACGACCACAATCAAAGACGGCGAGTCTTGCTCAGTATTTAACCTTTAATCAAATCAAGGGTTTCCTTGCTGGCTGCAATTCACGAGGGATTCAAGTACGAGTGCATCCAAATAAGCATACGTGGAAGTCAACTCGTTTGTTCCTGGACAAAATTAAACAAAACGATCCAATCATTAGCGATTGGAGCCATATTGACACTGACAAATACAAATGTGATTCTAAGGGTAAATATAAGTCCGACGAACTAGAGGCGGCTGTACTCGCCTTCCTTGGGCAACACATGCCTGAAACGACTTCACCATTGTATGAAGTGCGAAATCCTGATGCTGATTGGGATTTTACAAGTAAAATTAAACATGAAGTAATCAACACTTCAAACAGGTTGCTGAACAATCATCGTATTACTAACAAGTATGATGATCCCTACTTCTCTAAACTCCGAGACTTGCTTCCTGCAATTGAGCAGGCAGTAATGACTTCAAATGAGCCTGGAGCTGTTGTTCTCCGAAACATTGAGGCGTTTCCATTGCCACGAGCCAGTCGTGAAAGCGAAAAGCATGGATATAGCAAAGGTGATATCAAGTTGCATGAAATCACTCCTGCCTTGAAAGCAGTATGGTCTTGTAGGGTTAGTGAATCTGGCCGACTTTATAAGTTTGGCTTGCAGATGCTCTGGAAAGCACTAGGAGGATCACCGTATCGTTTCCGTTCTGGTGTTGCTGGCGCTCAGCTATGGTATGACGTGCATAAAGAAATTCGTCGGTTTCGGTTTATTGAAGCCGGTTTACCTGTTCCTGGTAAGAATGAAACCCATCGCAGTTTAACGAGGGACGTTAATGATCCTTATTATGCTGCACGAATTCAGAGTCATAAAGACCTGAGAAATGTAGTCAAATTTCTGAACAAAACGTTTGAGGATTTGCTACAATAGAAACAAGCCGAACAGGTAAACGATGTTCTGAACATCTCAATCTTTCTCGGTAAACATCTTAAGCGGTTCATGCAGACAAAGCCCGTAGCTTTTCACTCCTTCACCGCACAACATCTTTAAGCAGCTCAACAAGTCAAGGTATAAACCTTTCACGTCTACGCTGCAAAACTCTAAGCCGTTCACGTAGACAAAGCAAAAGCTTTACAACTCTTCACGGCACACCTTTTAGCTGCTCATCCCGTCGGAATATTTAATTCCTCACGCCGTCGCAGCATCATGTTTAGCTGTTCAAAGCATCGAAGCTTTAAGCTTCTCAGCCTGTCACAGCACACCTTTTAGCTGCTCATCTTATCAAAGTTTCAACTTTTCACTGTAACGCAGCAAACATCAGCGAGCATGGCGGAATCGGTAGACGCACCAGACTTAAAATCTGTTGACCATTACGGTCGTGGGAGTTCAAGTCTCCCTGCTCGCATTCACCTTTTAAAACTATGAATTGTCTAAACTGTGGTTATGTTTCTGATCTGATCCAATCTTGGAGTCTAGAAGGGACAATAAAGCGTTTTCGTAAATGCTCAAAATGTGGCCATAAGTTTTTTACTTATGAAGTCCCTGAAGATGAACTAAAAGGCACGACCTTTGGTGAGGTATTTTTTGATGACTAAATTGTCACCGATCTATTTCTTTGTCATTGTGACCATAGGGGTAGCAGCATTCCTCGGTTATGAGAACAGGGTTACTCCTGCCGGCGTAAAGCCTACCTCTATCCGTTGTGACTATCTTGACACCTGACCTTTGAGTCTGTATGATGCAAAGGCACAGATGGATTAATCCATGAACAGAGTCAATCGCAAGCCCATCAGTCGCCTTGAGAAACTAAAAGACCTGGTTGCTCAAATGGGCCATGAAGACTATCAGTATGAGCAATGGCATGCAGAAATCAAAAAGCTAGAATCATTGCCTACTATTCAAGTTAAGGAATTCATTCCTAAACCTAGAAAAATTGAGCCAATTTACAATGTTACCGTCAATGATCTGCGTAAAGGAGATCATGTTTTTGTCGCTAACATAAAGTCCAAGATGAGAAGCAATAAAATGCTTACTCAAAGAGCAACGGATGAAGTTATCAACTATGTTAGGCGACCAACGCCAAAACAAGTTGCATATCAAAACACGTCTATAGAAGTCAACGAAGATCTAAATCTTACTGTTTTAGTCTTCAACAACCCAATCCTTCATGTCACAATGACTGGAGATGGTAAAGACTTTGACAAAGTCTATGTCTACGCTGGCGGCCATTACGATAGCGAGGGCAATCCTAGTGATACCACTAGAGAGCGTTTGAATGGTCTTCTAGACGCATTGGGTTGGTGTGGTGTTATTCCTCGTGGGGTGCGTGTCTTCTTTGACCCAGATCATGGCATTTGTTATTTCGGCAGCGGTGATCAAAAGGTAGTTCTCAACAATAATTATAATACTATGGCAAGTATTGAAGCCAATCCTGATCAATTTATCTTTGATGAAGCAATGGTCTAATCAGGAAGACTAGCCTACTGATCAAGGTTAGTCATGGCAGCGAAACGGGGGCTCTACGCTAACATTCACGCGAAACGTAAACGTATCAAAGCCGGTAGCGATGAACGTATGCGTAAGCCTGGAAGTAAAGGGGCCCCTACTGCCAAACAATTTAAACAAGCGGCAAAGACTGCTAAGAAGAGGAAGAAATAATGGCAGCCAAGAAGAAAGATCCACGTCTAGAACGTGCTGGCGTTTCAGGGTATAACAAACCCAAGCGCACCCCTAATCACCCTAAAAAGAGCCACGTAGTGGTCGCTAAAGAGGGCGACAAGGTCAAAACCATTCGCTTCGGGGAGCAAGGTGCCAAAACTGCCGGCAAGCCCAAATCAGGCGAATCTGATCGGATGAAACAAAAACGTGCATCATTTAAAGCACGCCACGCTAAAAACATTAAAAAAGGTAAAATGTCTGCAGCGTATTGGGCAGACAAAACTAAATGGTAGTTGTTGAAGATTACGTCGACGCTTTATTCCACGGGAAGTTAAACGCTCCAGAGGCCGCCAAAAGGGCTGGTGTTCCTTTGGTTGAGATGAAGCGGTATCTTGCAGATTACATCAAAACCCATCCCAAAGAGGATTGGGAACTTGACATCACACCTTGTTGGCCGTATCGTTGAAGAGTACAGGATGAATCCTACAAAAAAATGGAAAGTAACTTACGTTACTGCCTTGACCGTTGCTGAATTCTTGCAAATAGTAAAACCATCTTGATCATGTCTAAAACAAAAGAGCTTTGGCTTTCATTTGCTGCCGGCGTTGCTGTTGTAATTGCTGGCTATACGATTGAATCCGCTAGGAGTTATCCACGCCTTACAGATGACTTGAAAGAAACATGTCAAATTAGAAATTGGCATCCAGAATGTAAGAATTAGGCAGACTAGGCTGCGACTTTTTACCAGTAATGGCACTCACAAAAGCAGAATTGCTTGAGTCGGAGTCGATTGATGACCGAGTTGCTGCTTTCCTTGTCGCCGGCAGTGGTATTACATTGACGCATGATGATGCTGCTAACACCTTAACAGTTAGCGGGCCTGGAAATCTTGATTTTGGTCTAATCACGGGTTCCATTGACGGTTCTACTGATTACGGGAGTCTTACCTGATGGCACAGCAAGTACAGTTTCGACGTGGCACAACGTCTGAACATTCAAGCTTTACTGGGGCTGTTGGTGAAGTAACTGTTGACACTGACCTTAGTGTTGTTGTAGTGCATGATGGATCTACCGCTGGCGGTAATCCGATGCAGCCTTATGATGTTGATACTGCAAAAACGGATGTAGTTCAATCATTTACAGCGGCACAACGTGGATCAGTTATTGCTTTGACCCCAGCCGCGACTGTAACTCCTAATTTTTCACTGGGAAATAATTTTTCATTAACAATTAACCAGACAACTACTCTTGGTAATCCTACTAGTTTAACTGCCGGGCAATCTGGTGCAATTGCTATTACGCAAGATGCGACTACGGCTTATGCCTTAACTTATGGGTCTTATTGGAAGTTTGAAGGTGGTGCCCCAAATCTTGGTACTACATTGAGTGCAACAAGTACAATTGTCTATTACGTTGTGAGTAGTACTCACATCGCTGCCAAACTCATCAGTGAGCCTGTTAGCTAATGACTATTCCTGGTTCTGCCATTTCCTTGCTGTCGGCTGGTAGTGCCGCTGGCTATGAGATTGAACGCAGCTTGCGGTTTAACAGTGATGACAGTGCTTATCTAAATAGAACCCCGTCGTCTGCAGGTAATCGCAGGACGTGGACTTGGAGTGGTTGGCTTAAAAAATGCGCTGAGGATGCAAACGCTGTTCTTTTTTCAAGAAGTGCAGGCAGTTCAAATCGTTATGTACTTAGTGTTTATCTGGGCAATTTTTATTTTTATTCAACAACAAGTGGAAGTGTAACATTAAATGTCCAAACTTCTGGTAAGTTCAGAGATCCGTCAGCGTGGTATCACGTTGTGTTTGCTTTTGATACTACGCAAGCGTCAGCAAATGATAGGACAAAAATTTATGTGAATGGAGTTCAGCAAACTTTAACGTACACTACGCAACCAAGCCAAAACGCTGATTTTGCAATTAATACTGCAGCCGAGCACAGGGTTGGCGGTGACGCGGGTTCGTCAGAGTGGTTAAACGGATATTTGACTGAAGTTCAATTTGTAGACGGCCAAGCGCTAGACCCCACCGACTTCGGTGAGTTTGACGATAACGGTGTGTGGCAGCCGATCGAATACGCTGGAACGTACGGCACCAACGGTTTCCACCTTCCCTTCAGCGATAACAGCAGCGTTGCTGCACTAGGGACGGACACTTCTGGGAATGGGAATACGTGGACGGTTAATAACATCAGCGTCACTGCTGGTGCAGGCAACGACTCCCTATTCGACTCCCCACAAAACGGCACGCAGACTGATACAGGTGCTGGCGGTGAGGTGAGCGGGAATTATTGCACGTTGAATAGCGCAATTGATCCTGCTTACCAAGCTAGTAATGGTGCACTTGAGTTTACGAGCCCTGCTAGCGCCTGGGAATCAGCATTTGGCACGATGGTAATACCAAGCTACGGTAAATGGTACTACGAAGTTGTAGCTCCTGACGAATATACACTTGCAGGAATTTCTGATGCTACTGGTCCTACAATAGCCAATTATCTTATTACTTTTAAGGCAATTTCTTACGTATATTACTTTTTTGATGGTAAAAAGTATCAAGGACCTGCTCATACTCCAACAGCATACGGGGCAACTGGCACAACAGGTGATGTCATGGGTGTTGCTATTGATATGGATGCAGGTACGTTAACGTTTTACAAGAATGGAACCAGTCAAGGAACAGCGTTCACTGGTTTAACTGGATCGTATATTCCAGTAGTTTGCGCCTATGAAAACACCCAAACTGTAAACTTCGGCCAACGCGCCTTCGCCCACGCCGCCCCAAGCGGCTACAAGGCATTGTGTACTGCAAACCTAGACGATCCAACGATTGCCGATGGTTCGACGGTGATGGATGTGGCGCTCTATACGGGTAACGGTTCAACGCAGACCATTAGTGGTCTTGACTTCTCTCCAGATCTCGTATGGATTAAAAACCGCGCTCAAGCTGACAGTCACAAGCTGCTTGACACGGTGCGTGGTGCCACCAACGAGCTTGAAAGCAACACCATTGATGCCGAGGTCGCTAACGCTGATGGTCTGACGGCGTTCAACTCAAATGGTTTTGCGCTGGGTGCTGATGCTGAGTACAACACCAATTCGGAGGCTTATGTCGCCTGGGCCTGGAACGCTGGAACATCTACCGTCACCAACACTGATGGCTCCATCACTTCTCAGGTGAGGGCGAATCCTGATGCGGGGTTCTCGATTGTCAAAGTAACTATGCCAACTGCAACCAGCTCAACTATCGGACACGGGTTAAACGCAGTACCCGCTATGTGGTTCTGGAAGCCTACTACTTTTTCTAATGGCTGGTTTGTATGGCACCACTCCCTTCCAATAACTTCATTTCTACGATTGCAAACAGCAGATCAGGAAGTAACAAACAATAACATCTGGAATAACACTAATCCTACTAGTTCTGTATTGAGTACAGGTAACGCCTTCAGTGGCTACGGTGATCAAATTATCTACTGCTTCGCCCCAGTCGAGGGCTACAGCGCCTTCGGCAGCTACGTCGGGAATGGCAGCGCAACTGATGGTCCGTTTGTTTACACAGGGTTTAGGCCGAGATGGGTGATGATCAAACGCACAGACAGTGGTCCAGCGGGGTGGCCTATTTGGGACACAATGAGAGGCGTAGTCACGGGAGGTAATGACGCTTATGTAAGTGCACAGTCAACCGGTGCTGAGTTCAACGGCGCAGATGACATTGAGTTTAATGCAAACGGTTTTCGGTTAACATCGACTGCTGGGCTTTCCAATGCTGCCAGCGGAAACTACATCTACGCCGCCTTTGCTGAACACCCATTCAAAACCGCTCGTGCGCGGTAATTATTGATAAACTTAATAGGTGAATTACTTTTTTTCTTATGCCCATCTCTTTAAATAAAAAACGTGTTGGCGACATCATTGAAGTCGAAATGAATGTAGAGATGCCTGAATTTAAGGTCTCTCACTTCACTCACGTCGGCCAGTCATTTGATGATTATCGTTATGAAATCATCAATCAAGCAGAATCTAAGCTTCGATCTTATATTGAAGCAGCATCAAAGATCTTTGATGATGAAGACTAAAAAAAGGGGGCTAATGCCCCCTCTTTTATTGCTTGGGACTTATACAGGTGGGGCCTTCAGGACACAGGTCGGTAATAAAGGACAGGTGTCACCCACTTGAAGCCCAATAGTTATTCTTTGATTAAATTTAATTTTTCTCCACTTAAACCTAATTGATTTTGCATGCTGCGATAAAACGCACCACGCTTTGGCTTGAATCTACGATTTGGTTTTACTGTTGGTTTGTTCGTCAAATAAACCTTTTCGCCGTTCTCATTGATGTAATAAGAACCATCGCGTTTCCCGATAAATATTTGACGTTGCTCTTCAAGAACAATTTCTGTATATCGGGAAAGATGTTTTTTACTAGCCATCAAACTTCTTCCTTGAATAGGATGGTCTGACCTTTAAAGCGCACAAAGGTAATCCGACGTGCATCAAGACTGCGCCATACGGTCTTACCTTCCTCCTTGTTATGCATCTCACGGAACCGGAAGATGTTGGGATCCTTACTAGGTTTGCCCGTGCCTTTGATCTCATTAAAATCACGAGGGTTAAAGCGTGCCTCTCGTGGGCTGCCATCTTTTTTCTTGAAGCCAACGCCGACGATAGTTGAGCCAGCAGCTTCGATAATCTCTCGAAGCATTTGATGATTGGGCTTTTTGTTTGCCATGGGTCACTCCCTTGAACTCCCAAATAATACAGCCATGCCAACGGCCTGTCAAGACGGAAGCTTAAAACAGTTGCGGCATTAACATGGACATGCAGAAGGGATCACCTAATCGTGTTGCAGCTATCGTGCATCTTTCAGTTTTGGGTTGGTCTGCAACAATTCTTACTGCAGGATATTTAAATATCATAAAGGCTGATCCTACCTTTGTCGCTTCAATTTTTACCGGTTGTTTGGCACATTATGGAATCACAAGAGCAGGTCAAAGTAATAACAATGATGACAATAAGAAACCTAAAAAGGATCCTCAACCCCAACCAAAACCATGAAGCAATGGTCATTGCTTATTGCCCTGGCGGCATTAGTGGCTCCAGCAGCCCAAGCCCAAACGGCAGTTCCCAACTTCACACAAGGGAGCATGACAACCACGACGGTTACGGAATCATCAATTTCCGAAACAGTCGTTACAGAGCGTTATGCGGGAGATTATTTCAGTTGGTCGGGAACCAACGTAACGCCCAGTGGGGCAGTGAACGATGCGACAACAACCTTTTCAGTAACGAACCCAGAAGAAGCCTTTCAGCTCGAAATTGTAGAACGAGCAGCAGGAGTCGTGGAACTGGAGACAGTTACCAGGACAATCGACCAAAACTCAACCAAAAACTCGCTGTCTATTTTCTCTCAGTAGCCACTTGCATGCCACTGCCTGTAATTGCTGAACAAAACATCAGTGCTACATCTAATCCAGTTGCAACTAGTTCAGGTTCAGTATCAAATCAGGCAGTGCAAATCAACCAGGGGGGATACTCTAAACAAAGTTTCTCCCCAGGTCATTTTTGTAATTCTAGCACTTTAACAATTACCCCGTTTTATCTCACTAATGATGTACATCCAGAATATGTACGTAATCAGAATTTTGGCTTACAAGCAACTGTTAGCTTTCCATTAGATGGCGGAATGGTTGAAACTTGTAAAGCATTAGCTAAGAAAAGATTAGAAAAAGAGCGGTTAGATTATGCTTTGATTCGTGCATTAAAATGTGCTGAATTAATGGAAAAAGGATTTATGTTTCATCCCGATAGTCCATATTCGGTAGTTTGTGCAGACGTTGCGCCAATCGCTCTCGCCCCCAAGAAAGCTCCTCAATCTCCTGGTGCTGCAGTTTCGCAATAGCTTTTTTGATTACTGGTTTCATTGCACCAGATAATTTTTTTATTAATGATGTTGTAGCAAGTGTTGCCGCTACAGATGTAGTAGCAGTAGCACCTGCTGCAACTAAAATTTCAGGTTCAGGCATAGGTAATCCAATACCTAAAACTTGAACAGTTACAACACCTTCGAGTTCTTTTTCTGCCGGCACTTCAGCTTCTTTTTCTTCAAGAGGAAGACTAGGTTCGATGTCATCTTCCCATGGCCACCCGTCTAAGCTATCTAACTTTGGGCTTCGTCTTAGGTATGGCAGTGCCTGCTGGAGTATTTTATTTACGCTTCTATCCTCAGATTCAGACTCTTCAGAAGGCGTCTTCTCTTCTTCAACAGGTTCCTGATCTTCCTCAGATTCCAAAAACTTTTGAAGGTCTTCAAGAGGGACCTCAGGTTCCTTCGGTTCCAAAAGCTGTTCAATCGATCCCGGTTGTACCCTTTGGGGGATAAAAATAGGCTCATATTTTGGTAAATCCGGAATTGGAATTTCCATTACCGGTGCCGGTAATACTGGCTCGTCTGGCAACTCAAATGATGGAATAATTAACGGTTCTTGCATATCTTGTCGGCATAATATCTACCCTAAATCTTCCAAATAATTGGTGGATTAAAAGCCGCTCACGCGCTGACACTTTCTAACCCGCATCCACCAAGCAGGGTAAAGCTCCATGATCCTGAAAAAAGAACATGGTGCCAAAGGTGACGAGCCCTTGACTCTTCATTATAACGATAGGTATAAATACCTAGTATCTGGGGATTGACACCCAGCTAAAGGCTTCTATTATACCAATCGAGTACTAACCCAACCTCAAGTGAACACATTCTGCGTAAACATCGTCAGTGCTGATCTTAAAAAGTGTCACTCATTCTTTGTCTTCGCTGAGAACCTCTCTAAAGCCCTTCCAAAGGCTTACGCACTAGCCCAGTCCTGTTCAGTTTCAAATGCTTACTACAGCGACTCATGGAGGGTCGAGTCCGTTGAACTGGTCCAGCCTGTTGGTGTATAATTCTATGCATCGCGTGATCTGGC